TTTGCGTTTGTTTTGTTTGCTTGATTTACGGTCATCGCCTACCGGTAACTCCACGTTCTCTATTGCATCAGTCGATCCTGGTTCGGCCCCATCAAAAGAAATCTTCCATTGCTTGTTTTTGATCTTCATCAAAGTTACTCCAATCGTAGGTTGCTAGTTTATAAATCCAGAAACCATGTAACCCGATAATCAACAACGCAAGTAATAAGTTACTCATTAAAATTCCTTTTGGTGGAGCCGCCCGGCACTGCCCCGGGGTCCTGTCTACCGTTGATTGGCTTCAACGTTACAGTTTATTTATACATTCGTTTTTTGATTATGTCAACCACTCTTTTGGACAATACAACTTCATAATGGTTTCTGTCAAGTTCGATATATTCTACATCATCTCTACAGGTCATACTTGAGTATGTAACAATCCCATCGTTGCGTCCAGATATCCAAGGAACATCTCCTACAGTTGTTACAACTTGTAACCAAGGAACTGTAATATCTATCTTTCGACTGTGTCTTATAAATTCACTGTGTGTGGTAATGTCTTGAAATAATTGATAGTTAGGATTTAACATTGCTCCCCACATTGCTATTTCACTACCATTGAAAGGTGTAGCAAGACTGACTACTCCTTGTATGTTAGAGTATTCTTCTTGTAAGTAGGTAGCATATAGCCCTCCCATACTATGTGCAATTACGTAAACAGGATCATCAACATGTTTTAATAATTCAATTTTCATTGCAGACAGATTGTCTTTTGCAGTTGTATCTTTTTCGTAATTTAAATAGATAGGATTCTTGGTTCGGAGTGATTTTTGTATAAAGGCAAAACTACGCTCACTGGCGGTAGCCCCGTGAATGTAAACTATTTTCATACATTATTTATGTGAGGTTAACCTAACATTAAGTCCATAGCAAACTTTCTATCTTCTATGTCTTCTGCTGTTAAATCTTTTTCTTTGTTGTTTGGTTTAATAGGTTCTAACCAACTATCAGGTATGTATGCTCTAGGTGATGGTCCTAGCCCAATATTAAGATCTTCTGCTTCAATCCACCAATAGTTATCTGTTATTGCCGCTTGGCAAGTTATGCCTCTAAATTGAAATAGTGATCCTTGTCCAAAGTGTCCAATGTGTTCAGCAACTTTTACAATACGTCCAATATTCTCTTGTCGTATTGAAAATTTAATTACTGCTAGGTCACCTTGTTTACACTTCATTTTTTCTTTCTTTATTTTCTTCGTATTTCATCATTAGTGCCGATAGATGATCTGACTTTCTGAGTATGCCGTTTTTATCGACAACAAAAACATCTCCTGGTTGGTATAAGGTACGATCCCTAGCCCCTGGATTACCGTCTTTGTCCCATCCCATTACTTCGCCAGGCCAATCACCTTCAACTGTAAAATCACCGTTTGCATAACTGTGTACTGTATAATCTAGCCAAATCATTCTAATATATCAGCAATTTTATGTGCCAATTGTCTAAACCACATATCATTGTGTCCTCTTGTTGTTTCAGCCGCAGTTCCAATTCTAATACCACTTGTTTCAACAAAAGAACGAGGATCATTTGGTACACCATTCTTGTTTACAGTAATTCCATTAGCTTCTAGCATATCTGCTGCTTGTCTGCCACTGTATTTACTGTCTGTAAGATTAACTAAAATTATATGCGAATCAGTGCCACCTGTTTGTACAGTAAATTCACGTTGTCTTAATACATCACACATTGCTTTAGCATTATATACAACATTTTTTGCATATTCTTTAAACTCTGGTGTATTTGCTTCAATAAAACATTGAGCTTTGGCTGCAATAATATGCATCAAAGGTCCACCTTGTGTGCCAGGAAAAATAGCACTATTAATTTTTTTACTGTATTCAGGATTGTTCCAAAGGATAATACCTCCTCTTGGACCTCTTAGTGTTTTATGTGTTGTGCTGGTTACAAAGTCAGCATACTGCATAGGACTTGCATATGCTCCGCCTGCAACAAGTCCAGCATAGTGTGCCATGTCAACTAGTAAGTAAGCACCTACATTGTTTGCAATTTCTCTAAAACGTTCAAAGTTAATTAATCGAGGATATGCACTTGCACCAGCAACAATTATTTTTGGCATAACTTCTTTTGCCTGTGCTTCAATTGCATCATAGTCTAACCAGCCTGCTTTGTCAACGCCATAATGATGTGCTTCATAAACTTTGCCCGAAATGTTTACAGGTGCACCATGGCTTAGATGACCACCACTTGCTAGATCCATTCCTAATATTTTATCACCAGGTTTTAAAAATGCAAGATAAATTGCAGTGTTTGCATTAGCACCGCAATGAGGTTGTACATTAGCAAAATGACACCCATATAATTCTTTAAGTTGGTCTATTGCTAGTTCTTCAATTTCGTCCATGTGTTCGCAACCGTTGTAGTAACGCTTGCTTGGGTAGCCTTCTGCATATTTGTTAGTAAAGCAACTTCCTGCTAGATCCATTACAGCATCACTAGCAAAGTTTTCACTTGCAATAAGTTCTATTGTTGTTGTTTGTCTGTGTGATTCTCGAGCGAGAATTTCTCGTATGCGTGTGTCCATTACCAAAGTCCTAAAGTTTTTCCGTTACCAGCTATAATCATAAAACAGGTTACTACATGTAACACTATCCAAAAGGTACGAAAAGCCAGTGCCCTCTTTACATCTTTTTGTGATATAGGAAGGAATTCTGGCTTATCGTCATCAGTTATGCCTATTGGCATACCAACGGTTCTTGCCCAAGTTTTGAGCCATCGCCGCTGTCCTGACATTACATTGCGTTCTTTTTCTCTTGGATTTCTTTACGGCGCTCTTTTGTAAGTTTGCCTAGATCTCCTAGTGCTTTTCTAGCTCTTGCAGCCGCAGCCTTAACGCCTTTACCTTCGAACGTTTCATGTTCTGCTAGGTAGTTGTTAAACGCTTGTACTATCTCATCATGATTACTCATCATTTTCTCCTTGTTATAATGTTATTTCGTAATTATTTACTAAAAGGTGCATTTAAGACTTCTTAAATGTGGTTATGCTCTTGCTGGGCGGTATATGCCTGATATTTTACCAGGAGGTGTATAGCCGCTTCTATAAGAGTTACTAACTGTACCACCAGATGGGTTATTGTTAGTAGCACTTGCTTTATCGCTTTGGTTTCCTCCGCAGAATGTATATTTTCCTGGAGAAGGAACACTATAAATGAAGTTCACGTGACTGTAATTCCAAACTACAATGTCACCCGGTTGTCCTTCAGTTACTGGTACAGGTGTGCCTCCATAGATACTTGTTTTATCTCTAAAGTCATACGCTCTAGCACTTTGCATGTATTTGTAACCGGTACGTTTTAAAACCCAATTAGCAAATCCTGCACACCAAGGTGTTTGATCATTTGCCCACATGCCTGAGCTACCAATTCCTAATTCACTCCATATTCCAATAATGTTTGGATTGCTTATACTAGGATTATTGTTAGCATTGTTACGCTCGTCCCAATCGCCGGCTGCTGCTTCTCCTAATATTTGAGTTAAAAATTCTGGTATTTGATCTGCTGCTGCTTGAGAGTTAGAAGGAACTAAACTTTCAGTTACTTGTGCTTGATCTGTACCTAATGTATCAACACCAGCCTCGCCAGTTCCTGCATAATTTTCAGGTACTTGTTCACCAGTGGTATCACCTGTTGCGATTGGTGGATTTTCTATAAGCTCATTGTTTTCTGTTTCAAGGGCTTCTTGTACTTCTGGTGGAATAATTACGGCAGGAGCATAGCCTTCATAAATCCATACATTTCCGCTACCAGTCGCTGGATGTGCGCAAGTTGCAGGATCTCCTTTAACTACTGCTAGTTTATTTTCTACATAAACACTAGGATTTATACTTGCAGGAATGGTAGGAGCAGCATGAGCACCAGGGCCGTGTCCTGCAACATCGTCGTTATCAATAATAACTTCTTCGTTGTTTGCAAAGACAGTAGATTGGCTAGGAATTAAATCTCCACCTGCTGTATCGTTGTCTCTGCTAACACCTGGCATTATACTGCAATTCCTGTAGTCTGTTGTGTGTATTGGCTCGCTAGTTCTTTTTCTGTTTTAAGAACACATGCCACTACACTTGATTTTAAATTAAATTTAGCATCTTGCGATACTGAAAACATATAAGGTGCTAACCCTAATCCGTTTTGTCCTGCAACCAATGCCATAGGCTTGTGCAGTACATAAAATTTATCATCTTCCTTTTCTAAGCGAGCTACTAGTTCTTCCCCAGATGTAAGTTTAAGGGATACAGTATCTCCTTCTTTGTACGGTGTTTCAATTAACATATCTTTCCTCTAAATTATTTATTGTGCTATTAAGTTTCCTGCTACAGATATTCTATAATCGTCCGAAGTAAAAAATGGATATACCATATGTTTCATCTGAGATGGAAAAATAGCAATCATTCCTTCTTTTTCTTGAGGACTATATGAATTTATATCACCTAATGAGTTTGTATACACAAAGTGAAACTGCCCACTAACGGGTTGTTCATTTGATTTTTTAAATATCTCTGCTTCGTTTTCTTTAGTAAATGGAATCTTAACCCATATAACAAAACTCATTAAACTTCTATGGTCGTGTATAGGATTAAACTCGTGCTTTTGTTGATAATTAACCCACAAACTAGCAAGTTTTAACGGCGGTAATTCATATTTAAAACAGTTTGCATATGCATAAGATAATTCTTGTACATACGGATCTAGTATAGGCATAGAGTTTGGCATTGCAAACTCTTTATCAATATGTCCTACAAGATCTTTATTGTATGTTTGAGACTTAGTAAAGTCTTTAAGAATTTCTTCTGTTTCTGTTTTTACTGTATTAAATATATTTTTTGGAACTGTATCGCTAATATATCCTATGTTCGGAAATTGCCATATTTCAACAGTATTTTTATTGAGCATCAATCACCTATAGAGTATGTCCTGTTCCTGTATAACCTGTTTCTTCAATGTAACTTGATAGTTTATCATACCCGCCAATTGCTGTTCCGTTGATTCGGATCTGTGGAACTGTACGAGCTTCTGGAAACCATTCTAATAGTTCTTCTCTTGTATAATCTTTGCCTAGTGACTTGTATGTGTATTCAAGTCCGCGATTTTCGCAAAACTGTTGTGCTTGTACACAGAATGGACACTGTGGCTTTCCAAATATTTCAATCATAAACTGAATCCTTTAAGTGAATCTTTATCTACATCTTGTTTAATACCGCCAATGATGTAGCTCTCAACTTCTGTCTCTTGTGGGGCGACTTGAAGTCCGCTACTACTTAGCCAATGCTGTGTCCACGGTAGTGGATTTGTGTTTACTGGAGCGTCAAAGATTGTGTTCATGCCTAACGCTTTTAGTCTACGGTTAGCAATGTATTCTACATATTGATGTAGTAGTGTATCATTCAAACCAATCATTGAACCGTCTTTAAACAAATAGTTTGCCCAGTCTTTTTCTTCTTCAACACAAGTGCGCCATAAGTCATAAACTTCTTCTTCACACTCTTTAGCAATTTTAACCATTTCTGGATCGTCTTTGCCTTGAGCCCAAAGTTTTAGTACGTGTGTACTAAGTGCCAAATGCTGTGCTTCGTCCCTAGCGATAAGACTAATAATCTTAGCACTACCTTCCATTAGCTTTAGTTCTCCAAAAGCAAATGTGCAAGCAAATGACACATAGAAACGCAAACCTTCTAGAATGTTTACAGTTTGCATTGCTAGATATAACTTCTTCTTAACATCACGCATACTGCCTTCCTTACGATGTATAAATGCATCTGCGGCAGCATTAAATTCGTCATAGTACTTTGTTACCGATTCTGCACGAGCAAGAATCTTTTCGTCATCAAGGATAGTATCAAATACTTCACTTGGATCAGCATACACATTTTTCATAATATGTGTGTATGAGCGTGAGTGAATAGTTTCAAAGAAGTCCCAAGTAACAATACAACCTTCTAGTTCAGGCAGACTTACATGAGGCAAGAAACTCAAACACGGACCACGTCCTTGTACTGAATCTAGCAGAGTTTGATATTTTAGATTGGCAGTAAAGATGTGTTTCTGTTCTGGGCGGAAGTTCTGATAGTCTGCTCTATCTTTTTGTAGACTTACTTCTTCCGGTCGCCAGAAGTATCCAAGCATAGTTTGGTTTAGTTTATCAAACACAGGAAACTTAAATGTGTCATAACGCTGTGTGTTTTGCTCTGCTCCGAAGAACATAGGTTGTTTTGTAAAGTCAACCTTTTCTTTGTTGAATACTGTTTTTGTCATCTTTAACTTCCTTATCTACAATCAATAATACTATCAAGTAATAGACTTGTCAACCTTTAAATTGCACAAGCCTCGCACATTTCGTCGTCTTGTTCTACACCATTTGTAGGTACATCTGCATCAAGTGGTTGTTGAACTTTTTCTTCTTCATCAAAGTTTGAAGGATCTTCTTTATAATCATATGTGTTCTGATAGTAAGAAGTTTTCCAACCCATCTTGTAGGTTGTAAGTAAATCTTTAATCATTACACTCATTGGTACTTCATTGTCTGGATAATGTGTTGGGTTATAACTCCAGTTACCTGAAATTGCTTGATCAAAGAATTTTTGCATAACTGCAACAATATTAATATAACCTTCATTATTAGGCATATCCCATAATAAAGTATAATAATTCTTTAGTGTTTGATACTGTGGAACAATCTGCTTAAGAGGCCCTTTCTTGGACTTCTTAACGGACAAGTAGCCTCTAGGTGGCTCAATTCCGTTTGTTGCGTTCGACACAACGGAACTGCTCTCTGAAGGCATCTGTGCGGACAAAGTGCTGTGCCTGAGCCCGTGTTCTTTGATATTGGATCTAAGAGTCTTCCAATCATAACTTAATTTGTTCTCTACAATCGTATCAACTTCCTTCTTATATGTGTCAATAGGAAGAATGCCATCGCTGTATTTAGTGCGGTTAAAGTACTCACAAGCACCACGTTCTTTAGCAAGTTCGTTTGATGCTTTTAGCAAGTAGTATTGGAACGCTTCTGTTAAGTCGTGTACAAGTTTCCAAGCTTCTTTATCGTTATATTGTGCTTTGTGTTTAGCAAGATAATGTGCTAGTCCAATATAGCCAACACCTAATGAACGTCTTGCCTTTGTGCTAATTTCAGCAGCTTTGATCGGATAGCGTTGATAGTCAATAATTTCTTCTAATGCACGAACTGCTAAATCACATAGTTCTTCTAAGTCATCTAGTTGTTTAATGACACCTACATTAATAGCACTTAAGATACATAAAGCAATTTCTCCTTCTGGATCATCAATATGTTGTAGTGGCTTAGTAGGTAATGTAATTTCTTGACATAAGTTGCTCATGTATACAGTATCTTTGAAGGAACTGTGCGTGTTAGCATGGTCTACATTCATAATATAGATACGTCCTGTTTCTGCACGTTCTTTAACTAGAGCAGAAAACAATTCCATTGCTGGTATTGATCTTTTTTTGATGCTAGTCTTGCGCTCGTACATTTCATACATTTCTTTGAACTTGTCTGCATCACCAAAGTACGCTTCGTACAAGCCAGGTACGTCATGTGGCGAGAATAGTGTAATGTTTCCGCCTTCTAACAATCTTTCATACATTGTTTTGTTTAATTGAATGCTGTAATCTAACTTACGAACACGATTATCTTCTGTACCTTTATTGTTCTTTAGCACAAGAATGTCTTCAATCTCTTGATGCCAAAACGGGAAGTGAACGGTGGCAGAGCCGCCGCGCACACCATTCTGCGTACAGCATCTTACTGTCGCTTCAAACTTTTTCAAGAAAGGAATTATTCCGGTATGCGCGACTTCCCCGCCTCTGATCTTTGAGTTAACCCCACGAATTCTTCCGCTGTTGATACCAATACCTGCTCGTTGCGCTGTATAACGTCCAATAGACATGTCACTAGCAAATATACTGTCCAAGGTATCATCACTATCAACGAGAACACAACTAGCAAACTGCCTAATAGGAGTACGTACACCGGCCATAACAGGAGTAGGGATGTTGATCTTAAATAATGAAGTTGCATCGTAATATCTCCTTACATAATATAGTCTATCTTCTTTAGGATAATTTGCAAATAATGTTGCAGCAATCATCATATACATGTATTGAGGAGTTTCGAATATTTTTCCACTAGAACGATCTTGACATAGATATTTGTCAACTACTTGTCGCATACCTGCGTATGTAAAATTCTCATCACGCTTGTGCTTAATATAAGCATCTAGTTGACCTATTTCTTCTTCTGTGTACATGTCAAGTATAGCAGGATCGTATAAACCTCTCTCAATATTTGCTTTAATAATATCAATGAACGGAACTGATTGGTATTGTCCAAATACATCTTTGTACAAACCATATGTTAGGAGTCTTGCCGCTGCAAATTGATAATTTGGTGTATCTAATGAAATAAGATCGTTAGCTGAACGTACCATTATTTCTTGTATCTCTGATGTACTCATACCATCGTAAAACTGTAAATTTGCATTCATTTCAATCTGACTTGCACTTACTCCAGCTAAGCCTTCGCAGGCATGCATAACTACTTTGTGAATTTTGTTGATGTTGATTGGTTCCCTTGAACCATTACGCTTTACGATATGAATACCGTTTGACATGTGTGACTCCTGTTCTTATAAATTAATCTTTTTCTATTTGTTGAGGTATTTATTGAAGCGTAGGCATCTCATAGATCCGTTGCGAATACAACGCTTCAGGTAATTCCTCTCTCAACACCACTTCATCGTTGTAGTTAAGAACATTGTTATCTACATACAACAAGTAGTGTGTTTCTGATTTTTCTCTATCTGTACAGATATGTATCTCAAATTTTGACCCCTTAAACCTATCGGTTAACTGTAGGGAATAACACATTCCTAGTACGATTGAGAACCTACAATAACTGTTCTCACTTAAAAGCTCCCAAGGACCTGCCCAGGTATCTCTATCCCATGGATCACAAGATATTGTAGTTAACGGTGCTTTCTTATAGAAGTCTAGTAACACCCGAAAAGGATCTACTTCTTCCTCTAGAGAGTCTCTCAAGACTTTCCAGGATATCAGTTGTTCTTCAAAATTTTTCGTAAACATTAAGCTCTTGACGTAATAGTAAATGTTATTGTAGGCAATGTTACAGTTGATTCAGACGTTGCATTTCTATATTCAATATACGCTGTGTCACCTGTACCAGTTACGCTAGTTACTACATTAACAAGTTTTGCTCTAAAAGTCAAGTTATTTGCGTCCCCGGATAGCGTATTATCGCTACCTAAGAACTCAAAATCATCTGTTACGCTAACAACATCATTCTCTCTGTCAATTAAAACGTGTAGTACACCGTGTCTAGTACCGTTTACATTGATTGAGTTATACTGATAAGGTATTTGGTAAGTTTTTGATATGTCTGACGGAAGTCTCAACAATGTTGACCAATTTCCGCTTGTATTAATTGGGTTAATCTTATGTACTATTCTACTGTTATACACAGCCTTACCTTCAATTTCTGGTACATAAGGTACTGTATCACTATCCCAGTTAACACTGTTTGAATTACTTACAGTTACATAATCAGAACCGTAACATAATTCTTCTGTACGCTGGAACCAATCATCAATAGTATGATTACCAAATTGATCAATCTTAACAACAGAGGTTGTAACATTTGTACTAGTTCCTCCGTCATTACCAACGTCATAGTATTTGTTGTTTTTAGACATATTCCTTGTACCTTTATAAACAACAAATCCGTAGTGATAAATTTCTTTAAATGTGCAGTCTTCAACTAGTGTTTGATCAGGTCCATATGCTTGACCGTCACCTAAGTATGCTGCTAATTGATCTGGATCAGTTTCATCAAAGTCGTCCATATCATATCCCAAACGAACCGCAGTTAGTAGAGTTTGGAAATTAATTTTTCTAAAAGTATGATCTTCAATATCATGTGAACTGCTTACACCATATGCAAAGCCTTCAATATCAATGTTTTCAAAAACATTTTTCTTAGATCTTACTGAAGCACTAAAGCTCTTAAGTAATATTGCAATTGATGCTGCTTGTGCTCCG